GAGCCGAACAATGAGCCTGATGTGCCGTTCAAGGTGTACGCATTAGACCCTAGAAGCTCTTTTGTGGTTTACAGTATGTCACCCGGAAACAAGCCCGTAATGGGTATCAATATCGTGGTACAGGATAAGGCGTTAAAGATAGATGTATTCACAAGGGATTCTGTCTATCGGCTTAACGGCAGACCGCTTAACGATGTTGAACTTACTTACGGCTATAACCCTGATGTTACGGCGTTGTCTATCGAGGGCGAACCCGAAGCGAACATCATAGGCGAGATTCCGATAGTGGAATATGCGTATAACAAGCTGCGGATGGGAGCGTTTGAGAATGTTCTTCCGTTACTTGATGCAATAAATAACATCCAGTCTAACCGTGAGGACGGTATAGAGCAGTTTATTCAGAGCCTTATGATTCTGTATAACTGTGAACTGGACGAAGGCACTACGGCTAATGACATTCGCAAGATGGGCTTTGTATCGCTAAAGAATAGCGGCGAGAATAAAGCCGATGTAAAGATTCTTTCGGAACAGTTAGATCAGACGCAGACGCAGGTAACGCTTAATGACCTTCGTGAACAGGTGTTCAAGATTGCCGGAGTACCGTTCACTAAAGATTTAGGCGGCTCTACTTCGGACACAGGGCAGGCGGTATATCTCCGTAACGGATGGACTACGGCAGATACCCACGCAAGGAATACCGAAGACGAGTTCAAGAAGTCCAATGCGTACTTCGATGCGGTTATCCTTGCCATACTGAAAAAGAAGATGGAATTTACCCTTAATCGTTCAGATTTTGAGATAAAGGTTGTCCGTAACGATGTGTCTAATCTGCTTGTCAAGACACAGGCGGCTATGAACATGAAAGATTTAGGCTTTGCTCCGGCTCTTGCGTTTGAGAGGTCGGGATTGTCTAATGACCCTCTTACTGATGTAGAAGTCAGCAAGAAATACATTGATGCAGTTTGGAATTTAGCGGATAGAGGAGCCGAACCCCAAAATATAACCCCCAATGACGATCTTGAAGGTTCCTCTGCCGCTAACCCTAATAGAGAAGCGAAGGGCGGTGAGCCTGATGCTGATAAGGAATGACGAACTTAATGTTTTACGGCGTGACATAAGGCAGTATGTGGGCGATACCGCAAAGATTAAGGATTTAGTGCTTGATTGGTTGTTGCTGGCTTATGCCGATGGCGTGGCGGATGTAAACCGTCAGTTAGGCGGTGAGTGGCAACCTGACATTGACCGGGTGCAAGATGTTATTTCGGCTGATGTGGGCGGCATGACGATAGACGAGCGGATAGACCAATACATCTACCTTGAAGATGTTGAGGGATTGACGGATATTGTCGGCAATGAGAGACAGAGGATATATAATACAGCTTCTTATGATACCGCCACGGCGCTGAACGCCAAAACAAAGACTTGGCATTGCATGATGTTACCTACTTCAAGAGATACACATATATATCTTGACGGCGTAACAAAGAACATGGACGAGTATTTTTACACTTACAATGGCAATGCGGCGTTATATCCACAGGGATTTAATGAAGCGTCCGAGGATATTAACTGTCTTTGCACTTTAACCTTTACATGATTCTTACGGCTATATGCCGTGAAAATACAAGCGGAAGAGAAGCCGCTATATAAGCTTCGCATTACACAAAATGGCGGGTCTAGAGAAAGACCTTAAACAACGCAAAGGAGACTATATTATGGCAGACGAAATCAAAACTACTGAACCCGAAGTTAAGGCTACTGAACCCGAAGTCAAGCAGGACGATAAGCCCGAAATTGACTACAAGGCAGAGTACGAAAAACTGTTAAAGGACAGCCAAAAGCAGAAGGACGCTATGGATAAGGCTTGTTCGGAGGCGGCGAGTTACAAGAAAGCTTTGCGTGAAAAGCAGACCGAAGCAGAGAGAGCCGAAGCAGAGAGAGCCGAGAAAGAAGCGGCTACGCTGGCAGAGCTTGAAAAGTACCGCACAGAGAGCAGGATAAACAGTTACAAGACACGGCTTATGGAAAGCGGTTACGACCTCGACACAGCTACAACGATGGCGGCAGAGTTGCCCGAAGGTATAAGTGATGATTTCTTCGCCAAACAGAAGGCTTTCATTGAGTCACAGAAAAAGACCATTGAAGCCGAGTTGCTTAATAAACAGCCCGGATTATCCAAAGGAGCGGCATTAAAGCAGACCGACATAGACGAAGCCGAAATGCAGAAGTTCCGGGCGGCGTTCGGGTTGAAATAAAACCCATCATTACACAGGAGGAAAAAACTTATGGCTAACAGTTTTACTTATGCAGAGAAGTATTTGCCCATCCTTGACGAGATTTACCAGAAGGAGAGCAAGTCCAGCGTACTTGAAGCCCGTGACATTCAGTTTGACGGTGCTAACAAGGTTTATCTTTACAAGACCTCTATGCAGGGCTTGGGAGATTATGATCGTCAGAATGGTTTCATCGGCGGTGATGTAACCGGAACATGGGAGAGCCATGAACTCACACAGGACAGAGGACGTTCGTTCACCATTGACACAATGGATAATGACGAAACCCTCGGTATGGCGTTCGGTACTCTTGTTGGTGAGTTTCTTCGCACACAGGTTGTACCCGAAGTGGACGCTTATGTGTTCTCAAAGATCGCCGGTACTGACGGTATTTCTCACGGCACTCATGACCAGCTTGCGGATATTACCCATCCTACCACAGAGCTTGACAAGGCTATTGCACAGCTCAACGAGGACGAAGTACCCGATCAGGGCAGAATCTGCTTCATGTCAGAGAAGTTCTATCAGGGCGTTCAGGGCGATATTACCCGCACCATTCAGAATACCGAGACCGGCATCAACAAAACCGTTGAGACTTATGACGGTGTTCAGATCATCCGTGTACCGCAGAAGCGTTTTCTGTCGGCTATTACCCTCTACAACGGTAAGAGTGGTCAGACCGCTGGCGGCTATGTTCCTGCGGCTACTAACTACAATCTGCACTTCATTATGCTTGACCCTAACGCAGTCAAGAAGGTTACAAAGCATGTACTTCCTCGTATCTTCTCACCGGCTGTAAACCAGCAGGCGGACGCATGGAAGTTTGATTACAGGCTTTACTACGATACCTTCATCCTTGAAAACAAGTTGAAGGGCGTGTACTTCCTGCGTTCGGATGTTGCTAACGCTTAAATCATCCCATTTGCACACACTCATAGATTGCCCTACCCGTCCTAGTGGCGGGTGGGGAAAGTCCTAAATGAAAGGAGAATCATATTATGGCTTTCGCAATCGCTAACAATCCTGCAAAACCCGTGTGGAAAACGGACTATTCCCCGGCAGATCGTCAGGAGAATTATAACGCTATCTACGATTATATCGGTGCATTTCTGCCCGTAACCCCTGAAAACGCGAGCATCAGTTATGTTGAGTCTACCAAAAAGGCTACTGTAACGGTTGATACCCCCAAGAGCGGCACTCTTACCTATCAGTGGGCAGCGGCTACTACAGAAGATGGCAGCTATACCGATATAGCCGATGCAACCAGCGCAACCTTTACGGCAACCTCTTCGCAGAGCGAGAAGTATTTAGGGTGCAAGGTTACAAATACCCTTAACGGGATTACCAATGTTCTGCTTGTTAAGTACGGACAGTTGCCCGTTATATCGTAACAAGGAGGTCTAAACATGGTTAGACGAAATGCAGACGGAACATTGTTTGTCGGTGAAGTTGTCGAAGAGACAAAGGCGATAAAGGTCGAGCCAATACAGGACGATTTTGAACAGGAAGATATGTTTATGAACGAACCTGTTGAGGATGATACGCCTGAACCCGAAAAACCGAGAAATAAAGGCGGTAGACCGAGAAAGAGGTAACGGTATGGATATACAGACCAAGTTAAACATGGTGAAAAGCAAACTGCATATTCTGTTAACCGATACTTCACTCGATGCTGAATTGTTAATCAACCTTGATATTGCGGGTACGGAAATTCTGAACTGGATGTACACGAACAAGCCCGATAAACGCAGTACAGTTACCGAAGTACCGTTAAAGTACGAAATAACGCAAGTTATGGCTGTGGTTAACGGTTACGGGCATGAAGGCGCAGAGGGCGAGTTGGTACATAACGAGAACGGAATAAACCGCACATTCAAGTACGATGATATGATCGCTTACATTCGGGGTAATGTATTTCAGTTAATCTAGGAGGTGCGATATGCGTTCTCTGGTACGGAATAAGCAGAAGATATATTACGCACTCTTCGATAAGAAAACCGAGATACTAGACGATTACGGCAACAAGACGGGAGAGTATGAGGTATCATACCAAACCCCTGTCGAGTATCATATCAATGTGTCTGCCGCAAGAGGTACGGCAGATGTTGAGCAGTTCGGTATCAATCTGAATTACACAAAGACTATGGTAACGAACGATTTAAGCTGTCCGATAGACGAAAACAGCGTGTTATGGGTAGGCAAGGAAGCCTTTGAGACGGTGGGAGAGACTACAACCACCACGCCACATAACTATGTTGTAGTATCGGTAGCAAGATCAATAAATTCAGTTACCTATGCAATAAGGGAAGTGACGGTAACATGACTATTGAATTTGAGTTAAGCGCAGAGTCAATAGATAGTGCTATCAGCCAGTTAGAAGATTACCAAAAGAGTTTCAAGGCTCATACGAGCGAGTTAGTGCGTGAAACTGCCGAGCAAGTTGAGCGTTATGCGGCTTATGAACTGTCAAAGCACATTGACACGGGTGAAACCATTGCATCACTTAAAACCACGCACAGCAAGGGTAGTAATACCGCTACTGTGTCGGTTGGCGGTGCGGCTGTATGGCTAGAGTTTGGAACAGGCGTTGTAACAAATAATGCCTATGTCGGTGCTTATGTGCATCCTAGAGCCGGATATTTAGGAATGTGCGGTTTGGGTACATACGGACAGGGTAACGGTGCCAGACCTGATTATCACGGCATACCCGCTACATTGTTCATGTGGAATAGCGCACAGACCGCAAAGCAAGATATTGTGGGCATAGCAAGGAGGGTGTTTAGATGATCGACATTGAAAATTCCGTTTTCAATACCGTTGCTAATGCCCTTCGTTCTGCATACAGCGGTATATCAGTTTACGGTGAGTATGTGGAAAGTCCTTCAAGTTTTCCGTGTGCTACATTGGTAGAGGATGATAATTCAGAGATTCCCGAAAATGTAACACTCACACGGCAACCTGAAACGGCTTGCAGCCTGATGTATACGGCAAACGCTTACAGCAATCTTCATACGGGCAAGAAAGCACAGGCAAAGGCGATTATGGATACTATAGACGAGCAGATGCACTCTATGGGATTCACCCGAACCATGAGAAACCAGTTACCGAACCTAGACCGAACAATTTACCGTATTACGGCAAGATACACAAAGACATTCCAGACATTTTAATCTTAAACCGACTATCCAACGAGGATAGCCGCTAACCCACAAAAGTTATGGGAGGTTTTTCTTGTTGTGAAGACCTCCTAAATAAGCATAGGAGGTATTTTTTATGAACGAAATTATCACTGTCGGCGCAAGAGTCAAAACGGCGTTTGAAGTTTCGGGACATGCCGGAGAGCGTCCGACTTCGGGCTATGTGACTATCGCAGATGTTACCGAAGCGCCCGAAATAGCGTTGTCGCTTGAAACTATTGATGTATCAAACATCATGGATAAGATCACTCGCTACGTTCCGGGCAGACAAGATCCCGGTGGAGAAAAGACATTCACTCTCAATCATACCGATGCCGCCATTGCAGCATGGAACACCCTTGTTGCACAGGCTGAAACCAAGAAGGACAGCGGTTTGCGTTGCTGGTTTGAATACTGCTATCCGAACTCAACTAACAGCTTCTATTTCTGCGGCACTCCGAAGCAGATCGGTAACAGCGGTATAAGCGGTAACTCTGCATCCACTTTGTCGGCAAGCGTGGTATTTGAAGAGTTAGGCGGCTGGGCGGCTCATTCCACGCAGATCAGCACTACAGATACCACAAAGAGCGTAGTTAAAAATTCTACCTCAACTACTTCCGTTGCAAATGCGGTAGGTACTGTAAAGGTTGAGTCCAGCAATCCGGCAGTTGCTACAGGCGCAGTTGCTACCACTACCCTTACTATCACAGGCGTTGATACAGGTACAGCGGTACTTACCCTTACCGATGACAACGGCGATTCCTGCAAGGTAGTTGTTACCTGCACGGCTGGCGCATAACACCCACACGATAGAAACGCAGGACAGGAGTTCGCCACTCTTTCGTTGCCATGTCAACGATTACTGCGTTTTTATAAATATCTTAATAACCTACATGGAGGATAAAGACTATGGCTACAAAATTAGAGACAAAGAACACGCAGGCGGATGATAAGCAGATAAAGCCCATCATCATTAAAGATGCAAACAACGGTGATGTATTCGTGTTGGAGTTTAACAGGGCTACGGTAAAGTTTGCAGAAGCGAGAGGATTCAACATCAATGCACTTGATAACGGTATCAGTATGTCATTGATCGAGGAATTATTCTTCTATGCTTTCCGTATGCACCAGCCCAACAAGAGCAAAGCCGATACAGATAAAATTCTGTACGAGAAGTTACAGGGTATGCCGGAAGGCATGATCGAGCGTTTAGTCGAGCTGTACTTACAGCCTTTCAATACTCTTGTGCAGACGGAGGAAGTGACAAAAAACTCGATGGTGACGGTGGAGTTCTGATAGAAGAACAAAAGACAGACACAAAACCGTCACTTACAGAATCTTTTATGCAGATATTACCGTACTATTTGGCTATTGGTATGCCGTATGACTTGTTTTGGAATGGCGATCCGATTCTGGCGAAGGTATATCGAGAAGCACATGAGTACAGTAATCGGCAGAAGAATCAGGAAATGTGGATGCAAGGCATTTATTTCTTGAAAGGCTTGCAGACAGTAGCGGAAAAGGTCGCAAGCGGTTTGAGCGGTAAGAGCAGTTCCAGAACGAGTGAATATCCGCAAGAGCCTATTCCTATTACCGAAGAAGAACAGAAAGAAGCGTTGGAGAGAAATAAACAGCGTACTCTTGCATGGGCGCAGAAGAATCAGTAATTGAGGTGGTATAGATGGCAGAGATAGATCGGCTTGAAGTCAAAATACAGGCTAATGCACAGTCAGCAACGGCTTCTTTAAAGTCATTGGCTAGTGCTTTACAGAGAGTCAAGACTGCGCTTACTGGAATGAAAGATGGCGTGTCGGTTTCTGACCATCTTGCCAAAAGCCTTAATGAAATGAATGGTGCGCTTAATACCGTCACTACGAGTGGTATTAAGAAGTTGCAGAAGTTGGCTAATGCTTTAGATGGCTACGCAAGTGCTGTTAAAAAAGTCAAGGCTATGGGCGGTATTAACGGAAACACAAGCGTAAAAAATAAAGCCCCGTGGAAGTCTTCTGTTGTGGAAATGGAATACACCAGTAAAGACTTCGCAGATATAGAGCGTACTGAAAAAAGAGAGCAGTTAGAACGGTACAAAGACGCATTACAAAAGGCTAAAGATAAGTTAGCAAAGTTTAAGGAAGAACAGAAAAAAGCCGCAGAGGAAACTGAAAAGGCAAGCAAAAAGATTAAGAAAGCCACGGGCTTTATGAATAAATTTGTGAAGTCTATTGGCAGAATAATGTTATATCGGGCTATCCGTTCTGCGCTTAAAGGCATAGGCGAAGCGTTTGAGACGGG